TCGGGACAGCAGTTCTATCAGGCTTGCTCTGACCTCCTCGATGGTCTGGTCAATAGTCGAGTAGTCCATAACGGCCAAGAAGAGTTAATTAAACAGATGAACAACTGCGCGGCTAAGACTAATGACAGTTCTTGGCGCATCGTTAAACGTAAGAGTGCAGGCGATGTATCTGCACCGATATCTCTGGCTATGGTAGTTTCAATGCTGATGAAACCACAACAAATAGCGGCAATCTACACAGAATGACCTACATGTAGTGTATAATTGCCGTCTATGGGTCTATTCGATCGTAAGCCAAAGCAGATAGAAGCTCAGGCAAACCCTCAGATTATGGGTGATGCCTTCTATGCATCTAATTACTATTTTAGCCCAGCCGTAACACGTCAGGCCGCTATGAGCGTGCCAGCCGTAAAGCGATGCCGTGACTTGCTCTGTACAGTCGGAACTATTCCTTTGGAGTATAAAAAGATTACTACTGGTGAGAAAATGCCAGGCCCTCGATGGGTGCATCAATTATCAAAGCATCAACCACAATTCGTAACACTAAGTTACTGCGTTGACAGCCTTCTCTTCTTTGGTCAGGCCTTTCTCGAAATTACTGAAACCTATGCAGAGGATGGCCGAGGCGCTGTCTTTGAGTGGGTCGCTAACACTCGCGTAACTACTGAGGTAGATCCTTACGGCCAATTCGTTACACAGTATTCAGTCGATGGGATTCCTCGTCCTATGTCAGGCCTTGGATCTCTCGTAACTATTCAATCATTTAATGAAGGCATCCTTACTACTGGCGCTCGTACAATTCAAGCCGCTATCGATGTCCAGAAAGCCGCCGCAATAGCCGCAGGTACTCCAATGGCTACAGGTTATATCCGTAACTCTGGCGCTGATCTACCACCTGCCGAAGTACAGGGATTACTTGCGGCGTGGAAGTCTGCCCGTCAAAATAGATCGACCGCATATCTTACTTCTACTTTACAATACGAGCCTGTTGGCTTCTCGCCTAAAGACATGCTCTATAATGAAGCAATTCAGAATCTTGCAACCGAGATTAGCCGCTTAGCAGGCATCCCAGCTTATTATCTTTCAGCCGACATGAACACTTCAATGACTTATGCCAATATCATCGATGAGCGTAAGCAGCTCGTCGCCCTAGCGTTCCAGCCGTACATCTCCGCGATCGAACAAAGACTTTCTATGGATGATATTTCTACGGCTGGACATTGTGTAAAGTTCGATTTAGATTCTTCATTCCTACGTGTAGAGCCAATGCAGCGACTACTCGTATTAGAGAAGATGCTTAGCCTTGGACTTATTACCATTGAGCAGGCAATGGAATTAGAAGACATGACACCTAACGGAAGCAGTTACTAATGGAGACCCTATACATCGAAGCATCCTCTATCGTATGCAGCGAAGATCGTCGCGAAATCTCAGGTAAAATCGTACCACTAGGTACAGGCGAGATCGGCAACACGAGCCTCGGAGCTTACACCTTTGAGGCTGGATCTATTGAGATTGAAGATGTAACAGCCATCAAACTATTTAGCCAGCATGACATGAAGAAGCCAATCGGACGCATGACAGCCAGCGAGACTAAAGAAGATGGCATCTATGCCACCTTTAAGTTATCGCGCTCAAGCGCCGGTACTGACGCCCTAGTCATGGCTCAGGAAGGCCTCGTGTCTGGACTTTCAATCGGTGCAGAGATCATCGCATCTAAGCCATCACGCGACGGCCACACAGTCGTGTCACAAGCCAAACTAAAAGAAGTTTCTCTAGTAACCGAGCCAGCCTTTAAGTCTGCTCAGGTATTAGAGATCGCAGCGGAAGAAGCAGAAGCTGAAGCCGTCGAAGAAACCCTACCTACAGAAAGCGAGACAGTCGTGGAAGACACAACAGTCGAAGCAACACCAGTAGAAGCTGCGGCAGTCGAAGCCTCTGCACCTACTATTAAGGCGATGGCGTACACACGCCCACGCATTGACACAAACCCTGCAACGTTCTTAGAGCAGTCAATCCGCGCATCACTCGGATCTGAATCAGCTCGCCAGTATCTTGCAGCGGCATCAGATACAGACACAACAGACGTAGCAGGCCTTGTCCCTACACGTCAGCTTACAGAGATCATCAACGGAAAGACAACAGCAACAAGAGCGACCATAGATGCAATTTCTACGGGGAGCCTCCCAGACGCTGGCATGAAATTTCAGATCCCTCGCGTAAAGACTGCACCTACAGTTGCAGAAACAGCAGCAGGAGTTGGATTCTCAGATACACAGGTTGAGATCGAATACCTTGATGTTGATGTAAAGAAGTTCGCAGGAATGCAACAGTTCGATGTTGAGGTTCTTGACCGCACATCACCTGCCTTCTTCGCTGAATTGCAGAGCCTTATGGCCGATCAATACTCTAAGGCTACGAATGCTTATGCGTTCGACACAATCGCAGCAGTTGCGACAGTAGATGCAACAACAGTCACCCTTCCTTGGGATGGCGATGAGTTCTCAGCATTTGTCTCACGCGCAGCAGCTTCTATCTATACAAGCACTTTCAAGTTCGCAACAGGCGTGATCGTTTCCCCTACACAATGGGCAAACATCATCGCTCTAAACGATACTGCAAAGCGTCCAATTTTCGCAGCAGCTTCACCACAGAACGCAATGGGCGCAGTCGGCGCAGCATCGCTTCGCGGTACATTGCTCGGACTCGACATGTATGTTGATTACACCCAATCAGGAGAAGGCGATGCAACCATTATGGTCGTAAACCGCGATTCCTTTACATGGTACGAATCACCACGCCTTCAGCTTCGCGCTGACAAGGTTGGCACAGGTCAGGTCGAAGTCGGCTATTACGGCTACGGCGCCTTGGCTCAGAAGATCAGCGCTGGAGCTTTCCGCTTCAACAAGGCGTAAGCCAAACTAAGTCGCTGGCGGCGTAGTGCCCTTCTACGCCGCCAGTCTTTAGAAAGGATAAGAGCATGGCATTGACCACAATCGCAGAGCTACGCACCGCACTCGGTGTCGGTACGCTCTACGCTGACGCCACGCTTCAAGAAGTGGTAGATGCCGCTGATAACGTACTCTTGCCCTTTCTATGGAAGAACCAGCAGTCAATCATCGCGCATTCCAGCGATGGCACTACTGGCACTCTCTACTTTGATGTGCCTATAGATAAAGTCTTTTATGTAAATCAGACTGTCACAATCAGCGGAGCAGGTAGCCGTTTTAATGGATCGAAGACAATCACAGCAGTTAATACTTATGATTTTGATATTACGATAACGGCTGGCAATAATAACCCCTACCATGAGGTTAATCCTTATGGCATCGCAGCAGCTGAGACTTACACAGACTACACAACGATTCCGGCAATCCAAGAAGCTGCGCTTATGATCTCGATTGACATCTGGCAGTCACGTCAAGCGCCTTCATCTGGCGGCGTCACCATCGATGGTTATCAACCTTCGCCTTACCGCATGGGCAATACCCTTCTTGCTCGCGTCCGTGGCCTTCTCGCGCCGTATCTTGATCCGAGATCGATGGTGGGCTAATGGCCGCCATATCAACACTCCGCGCAGGCATCGCCTCAGCACTCACAGATAATTCACTTTATTCAGTCTTCTCGTTCCCACCTGCAACTCCGATTGCAAATTCAGTTATTATTGCTCCAAGCGATCCTTACATTTCGCCATCGAATAATTCGCGCAACACGATTGCGCCAATGGCTAACTTTACTATTTCAATTATGGTTCCCTTACTCGATAATGAAGGCAACCTCAATGGAATTGAGAATGACGTCGTCCGGGTTTTTAATCTGCTTGCGGCATCCTCATACACCTATAACGTCACAGATGTATCGGCTCCAGCCGTACTAAATGCCGTTTCGGGTGATCTTTTAACATGTAACATAAACGTAAGCATTCTAACGAGTTGGAGCTAACCATGACCGAATTGGAACAATGGGAAAAAGAGAATGAAGCATTCCTGATCAAAATCGGTCAGGGAAAACCAGCGGCTGCGAAGCCAATTACTAAGAAAGACGAGGAATAAGCCGTGTCAGTATATCTAAGCAACGGAGTAGTTCTTACTGTTAATGCGGTGGATCTCTCTACTCTAGTTACAAGCGTCACCTTGAATCGTGCATTCGATGAGCTAGAAGTAACTGCGATGGGCGATAGCGGACATAAGTTCGTTAAAGGCCTTGAAGCGTCTTCTATCACAATCGACTTCCTCAATGATGAAGCAACATCTAAGACACTTCAGACATTGAACTCATCTACAGTATTCGGTAACAATGTAGTCGTAACAGTTAAGCAGACTTCTGCTGCTACATCTGCAACCAATCCACTTTACACAATGACTTGCTTGGTCAATAACACAACACCTATCAATGGTACTGTCGGAGACCTATCAACTCAGAGCGTAACTTGGAACGTATCAGGTACAGTAGTAATTACAACAACAGCGTAATCTAACTAAACAAAGGGGCACAGCATGGCAAAGTTAATAGTCACACTAGCGGACAACAGCGTTACCGAGATCGAGATCACTCCTCGCCTTGAATACGCGTTCGAGCTAT